GCAACCCAGCATCTCGTGCAGGAGAAGAGCCCGGTGTACTCATGCGCAGTGAGCAAAACCTTGTCCAAGAGAACATTGGTGAGCGCCAGTTACTAGAAACTCGCATTGCTGATCTTGAAGGCTCTGTGGACACCCAAGCAGATGTTGCACGGCTTCAGCAAATGAAGCAGCGACTGGTTGAACTAGGCGGCAGTGTCGAAAGTAACCAAAGCACACCACAGTATGATGCAGCAGCTAAGGCATACTTAGAGCAACTGCGCGGTCAACAAGCACAGGCAGCAGCAGTTGCTCCAGATGTGAGAGCGGCAGAAGCGGAGCTTGCAAGCACCACACGACTACTATCTTCTGGTACATTGCCACCTGAGATGATGGCTAGTGTTCAGGCTCGTAAAGCAGCGGCAGAGGCCGCACTTGCCTCTGGTAATGCAACTCGTGATGCTCGTGTTGCTGAAGCTAATGGCCGCACCCTATCAGTAGAAAACCCAGTAAACGGCAATGTCGCTAGTAGCTACGGCCCTATCCTTCAGCCCAACCCTAACGAACAGCCGGGTGCAGACCCTGCGATGTACACTCCTGTACCCGCACTGACACCTAACCCGTCTGCTATAGGTGCAGCTGATCCTTATGCACCTCCATACGCACCTAGTGCAGGTGGTGTTTTGCCTACAGCTGCTAACGAGCCAATCCCTATGGGACAGGCTCCTGTA